GCAATTGCATCAGGCGGTGTTACGGCGACTGGTGTTTGTGATGCACTTGACCAAACTATATTTGCATTTTCCAATCCACGCGTAGGCTTAGTAGATGATTGAATAATTTCAAATGCAACCTTGTCCCTCGGAATATAAAAAGTAAGATCGATATTTCTAGTTGAATTATCAGTAAAATCGGGTGCTAAGAAACTAGCTTCTTCCCAAACATTTTGTAGTTTAGACCAACTACCCGTTGAATCTCCTATATTCTTTGTATTTCTATTCGATACAAATTGACATGCATCAGTAATGGCAGGTGGCTGTGGCTCAGGAATATATGGTCCATAAGTAGCAAATTTTTGTGATAATAATCTTTTGCGTGAAAATGGAAAAGTAACTTTATTTCCTGTTCTATATGGTCCTGACTGTGCATCGAGCTTATAATCAATTGTAGATGTACCACGAGCTGGTTGCAATACATATTCATAAATTGATGCATTATATTCAGGGTTTTGAATATTTGCCAGATCATAGTTTTCGAAATTATCAACAAAGAAACCAAACTTAAATCTTTCAAGTGTAGAATCTACCGAACTTGGGATTTTTCTATTCTTAACTGAGTCTTCAAGTTCTGATATATTTTGATTATATTCTAATGCTTCTAGACGTCGCTCTAATTTTGCGATGTCTGACATTGTATAACCTTCATTTTGATCGTCAATTCTGGTAGCTTTGATAGAATATCGATCACCACGATATCCTGAAGTATCGCGTTCGCTGATGACATTTGTGTATAGAATTGTAGTTATGTCTGTCGACAATACTTGTGGTAAACTAGGATAGGGAGCAACATCTACCTTATATAAGACAATCGCGTTTGGATCTGATTTATCTAATTTGTTGGTATCTTGAGCAATATGAAAATCACCATCAATATCGATCATGATCTCATCTGTTCTTCCCTTATATGATCTTATATCGTATATAATATCGCCCTGCGGCCGTGGGAATTTTAGACCACTGAGACCAGTAAATGCAATTGTTCCACTCGGATCGGTTGATGCTGTTGCATCTGTGGTAGCATCAGCAGCAGTTTGATCTACAAATGGTCTAAAGTCAAATGCTTCTCGTAAATCATACGTAATGCCTTGTACTGTAATAACAGGAATTTCAAGGTTATGAATATTCGTGCCAGCTGTGGTCAATGCATCTAAATCTTTTTCATCATCAATAGGATATGAGTCAACAGTTTTTAAGCCGCCGCGGGCAGCTGGTTCCAAATAATCTACTTCGACCAAAATCGTTGCTGCTAATGACACAGATGATGTATCATTTTTTCGAAGTGATCCTAAACCCCAATAATTAGCAGTCTGACCCATATCAACAAAGAATTCATTTGTAATATCTGTTGCCGCTGTTGTCGTACCATTATATACGGCGCGCAATCTAAAGATACCCGGTATACCTAATGATCTATTTGCTTCTTTTGTAAAACCAGCTGCAGTCGTTAATTTGACATATCTTTTTCTTCGTACAGTAAACGCTATTGGTGAAGTATTTTCACTCTTTAAATTATATGTTGCAGTTAGTGCATTAGTAATATCTGAACTAAATGTAATACCGAGATCTACAATCAACGAAGAATAAGGTGCCGTAGATGATGCAGTAAATCTATTAATAGGAACATACGCGGGGAATACGCGCTTTAGTGTGCCAGCTGTAGGATAAGATCCATTTTTAATTACTCTAATTGCATCTTGTCCTACTACTTCAATGATGAGCGAAGTATTTACACCATCTGTAATCCAATCTCCTGCTTGAACATTCGAAGAGAAATTAGGTGTACCTGCTGTTGCAGTTAGAAGAGTATAAGTACCTGAAGTATCAGTAGTAAACGTCAAACCAGATGCAAAAGTCGAACCTGCAACTAAATCTTGATTAGGTACAAGTATAAGTTCTTTTCTTTCAGCATCTGTAAGATTTCCAATATATGGAAATATCGTAGAAGCTGCAGCACTGATAGAAATTGTACCAGCAGAACCTACAGTCAAATCATCTGTACTAGTACGATATGTGTATGTAACATTATTAGCTGCATCACCATCAAGAGTTGTGGCTCGACCAGTATCTACGATTAGACTTTGATTTGTTGATCCATAGATATCTGCTTTTTGTCGATATGATGCTGGTATAAACTCGCCGTTAGCATCACCAGTTCCTGTGCTCTTTAGTTCACGTAAGGTATATTCACTACCAGATGTCAAAACAACATCTGCAGCACCAAATAATGATCCAGCAGATGAATATACACTTCGTACATCGCGCTGGAAGTTTTTACCGGATTGCATTGTAATATCAAATAAGTGAAGTCTATATGTTGCCGATGGTGTGCCCGGTGTTCCATTTTCTAATACAATACTTCTAATTTTAGCAGAACCAACCTGTGTACCCATGCCGGCAGTTCCACTGGCAGGACCATTTGCATCATCTAACTTCGATGCAGCAGTACTATATAATTCAATATCATCTGCATTTTTAAAATCAAATACACCAGTTAAATTATTAACAATGATGTAGTTAGCATATTCCATATCTCGACCAAGGGCGGTTTCTGATAAAACCTCCAATCCCTTAGGTACTTCTTTAATGAAGTTAGCAATTGTTTTTACTCGATAACCATTAATATATGCATGACCGGGATCAATTACATATGTAAAATGTGTATCTGTATTTGCAATATTTTCTGATGATTTAGTGGCCAATCGGAAGGGATCGAGAGTATAGTTACCCGATTCTTCATAGGTACGTCGGGCAATCATATCACCTAACTTACCGTATTGTGTCAGTTCATTAATAGCAAAAGGTCGACCATTATTAAATTTAATAATTGGAAAATATGCAGCATCAGATTCTTCTTCAGCTGATGTTTTAGCAACCAATCTTGGTATTAATTTAAGTCTGTTAGCACCCGGTGCACCTTCGTTTGAAAAACCTTGTGCATTATCATACAACGTAGAATCTGTAAAAACGTTTACAATCGATTCAGTTGTATCGAAACCAACCGACAAATCTGATGGAGTATTAGAATATTTGCTGACAATTGCAAATTGAGTATCAACTTTTAGAAAATGACCTTTCTGATAAATTTTACCTTCAGTTACATTAACGCCAAAACCATAACCAATCGGATCAGTAAACTGTGCAGATGATGCAACTTTAACTCTAGTTACATAATCCTGTGCAGTAAGAGTTAATTGGCCAACCTGAAGTGTAGTTGCAGTTGTAGAATAAAGAGTTACATATGGTAATATATCATAATCTTTACCACCAGTAGAAATTTCTGCTGATGCAATAGAACCAGTACGAGTTGTAGTAATTTTGCCTGTTGCACCAGTTCCTCGAATCTTAACAACTTTTACTTCTTGACCGGTTGTTTGACCAATAAGAGTTGTACCTTCTTCCAAATTTTCCCAGAATGTAGCATCTGGCGTTGGCGCCAAATCAGAATCAACTGGTTTAATACGAAGTAATACAGTATTTTCTTCTTCTAATACTTCTTGTGCAGCGTATGTTTCAACACGAACCGTCGGTGTGCCACTGTCATCCAATAATACTTCAGATGATCCTAATGATATACCTTCAGATGTACCAGATGTTACGTTTGATACTTCAATTGCAGACAAAATAACTACAGTATCTGAGTTAGCAAAGCCTGATGACGGGTCGGTAATAATAATATCGTGTAGTCTTTTATCCGCAGAATAAATTTTTAATACTTCGTCTTCTACAAAACCATCAATATCGAAATTAGTACCGGAATCAGTATATTCAACATATAGGGTGTTAAGATCAGGATCAGATCCTTCAAAACCTGCAATTGTATGAGTAATTCGTGCGTTTACTTTGTTTGTTTGCCCCTCAACAAAGTAACCAGTATATCGAGCTACATCAACCGCTGCACCAGATTCTGCATTATCGAGAATCTTAACGTATGGCATTGAGTATTTAAATGAGAATTGGCATCCTGATAAAATCGTTCCGGATCTCAATATATGATCACCAAATTCTTCAATCTGGTGTTGCAGCATAGCCTGCAATTGATTCATCTCACGTACTTGGACTGCCGTTGCTGGCTTAAATAAGATACGATAGTATTCGCTATTTGTATCGTAATCGTCGAAGTAAGGAGAAACCGATAAATTTGTAGTAAGGGGCATTGATTAAAACTCCAAGATTACTCGAATTTCTTCTGATTGATTCTGTTCTCTGGAAACAGGTATATCATTTTGTATATATATGATCGATCCTTCATTTGGATCTAGATCTCCGTATGTGATATCGAAGTTATCACCTGGCACTCGTTCAAAAACTGCACCACTGTTGTCTCCAGTAATTTCATTTCCTCCGGATTGAAAATCACCTTCGACTCTTGTTAGATTTATTTGATCGCTTGTCCACGAATGTATAAATCCAGTTGCATCGATGGGAGAAGCACCTTGAATTTCAGCAGTATTAAAAGGTACTTGTCTTACTTTTTCATTATATTCTAGTGTATCAGTAGTAGTACCTTGAATTTTTAACATTTGATTGTAATCAGCAAAGTTAAATGTTGCAGTACTACTATTAATCCTATTATTTATATCAATACCAGTGACTTCTGCTACGACTCGCGATGTTCTACCATATACTAATTCGCCGACCACAAAATTAGGTTCTACCTTATCACATAAGAACGCAGTAGCACCCGGTGATGCTACAGGTGGATTTGTGTTTGTAATTTTTGCAGTTGCAACTGTTTTAGACCTAAAGACTTCAACATTAAAATCAAATCCATCAACAAGAAAAGCGATTTCATCTTTCAATGAAATCGCGGTAGTATTTGAACCCACTGCAACTTCTGTCATAAAAACTTGATCAGTATTATCTGCATTCTTTATATAGATCTTATCGCCTGTGTCAAAAAATTCAGCGTAATTATCTTCTAATCCGTCTGTTCTTTGCACAAATTTTCCATCTTGCAATGTAGTGTTTGCATTAAACGTTCCATTTAATTTTAATGGTATAAATTGTTCGACGGCTTCATCTTCAATAAAAATACCAGTGGGAGATGTATAATATATTTCAACGTTTGCATACATTGGATCTCTTACGATTCCAAATTGACCAAACGTATTTTCTGTTGCAATCAAACCAGTTTCGTCTCTATTAAATTTCATGTACATCGCTAGATGTTTAGCACCCAATTCAACTGCAGTATTTGCGCCGTGGCCACCTTGAGGAGAAATAATTGGTCTAAGTTGTGCAGGTGTAGTTTCAATTAACACACCCGATTGTTCGAGATCTTCATCTGCAGGTGCACCAATTAAGACATCGGCTACTGCGTATGTATATCCTCTTCCATTTTCTAACATTTCGATTCGATCAATACTATCTGCAGCTGCAGTATTAATCACGGCACGTGCAATGGCTTTTACTGATTCATCACCATTTCCGGTAATTCTAACTTCTGGTGATAGTTCATATGTAGTAGTATCATCAGGTGCTAGTGTCCATTGCTGTTCGATTTTTACAACAACTCCAACGCCTGTAACATATTTAGATTGTACAACTGATCTATATTCTCCGGAGCCAGTGCCACTCGTAAGATACATCACAGTGTTGGCATAGAAATTTTCTACCTGCGAAGCTTCGCGAATACGATACCATAGAGTCGGATCAGCAATGCCTGCTCCATCGGCAATCGTGGTTGTAATACGATTAAAATCTTCAGCAATGAATTGACCCGATTTTGAATTTCTATAGTTTTTTCCAGTAGATATAACTCTAATTACGTCGATCGATCCCTCACTTGCATTGGCTTCAATAGTAGTATTAGCTGTTACTGGAATATATTTTTGAGTAGCAAACTTAGAAAAAGTACGCGAATCAATAGAATACATATATTTCCATTGATAACCATCTGTTGTTTCATAATATGCATCGCCTTCTTCATATAATTCTGCATCGTACTGTGCATCTTTAAATAATGGCTTGGATGTACTTTGTGCGCCATTGGCATTATAGAGACATTTGTAAACATGCTTATATGCATTCTCATCAACACATACAAAGAAATTTTTGTCGAGTAGATTAGTTACAGTATCATCATACATTTCATATACTGTACCTGTTTCCCAGTCATAACGAGGAATCATAAATTTAATATCATCAAAACTCATTCTTTTACCAATTAACATATTTCGATATGTTTGTATTTGAATTGAATTATAGTTTTGAACAGGCTGATCAACTTCTTCCTCAGTTGCACCTGCAGCGATATGATCACCGATAAATGCATAATAAACTGTATTTGCAGATTCAGTAACAGACTCGATCAGCTGATCAATTATATGAGTCTTAAATTCTGATGGTATGAGTGTCTTTGCCATGACTTATTTTAATCCTAAATTTATATTTATGTCGCCGTATGTGTAAAGAAGGACTGATCATTAACAAACATCGGGAATTGCTTAATTGTATATTGAGCCATCGAAGTCGACGTCTGAATATTTAAATTTGATATAGATGTTCCTACATAACCACCAAATGGTTTTGTGCCGGCAACATGTAACACATCGATCAACGTTTGTTTATATTTATCGAACGGCAAGGCTGTTAATACCTGATAAGAATATTCTTGATAGAAATCATTATCAGCTAGATATTTGTCTTCACTTAAAAATGATTTTCGATTTGGATGTACACCCGGAGCTACACCTTGTTTACCAAGGAAACCATAAGCTTGAATAGTTCTATCTTCGTCAACAGCCGATTTTAAATTTAAAGTTTCGCCAGGAATCGCAGGTCTATTAGCTTGTTCTGTTAATACGCCTGCAGCATATCTTTTACCAAAGTAACCAAAACCAGAATCTAATACTTCGATCTCAGTCGCAAAACCACTACCACTAAATGCTCTAGCGTCGACGTCTGCATTTAAACCCGTGCGAGGTTGCATTCGCATTTCATCTACAACTTCAATATCAGCTGAGACGTCTGATTGTTCACCAGTAATTGTATCACCAATTCTAAAGTCATCACTTAACCAAACGTGATCTTCAATATTACCAGTTATGTTACCAGTTGTTTCATCTGCAGCTACAATGGTTGCTGCATATTCGAATGTAAACTCATCTATCTTCGTAGCTACCACATCAGCAACATTAAAATTGGTTGTATTTGTAATCGAAACTACATCACCATCTTCTATAGTATGTTTAGCAGTAACAGTTACTGTAACAGTACCACTACCACTATTACCGGTAATCAAACTAATATTTCTAACATCATCATAATCAGATACTTTAATTCGACGGGCTTTAATTTCACCGGTTGTTGGGTTATGTTCGTATATACGAGCTTTTGCTTCTGGATTTCCGTTTAGTGTAACAATATTTTCACCGATTCGAAAAGCTTTTACTTGTGGTTCTAACTTATATTTGATATAAAAATCATATCGGTCCCAATGATAAAAATCAGGTTCATATACAATAAAGAATGGGTCACGTGAGTATTCTCGACCTTGTGCCGTGGTTACAATCGCCTGTATTGAACCGTATTCTTTTTGTAAATTGGTATCAATCGACAAAGCATCTGCAAGTGTAGTATTAGCAAAGTCAACACTGCCTAGTCCATTTTCATTGACATAATCGATTGCGACTGTCAAATTAGCCGATGCTGAACCACCATGAATAATTTGATTTGCTTCGGTATTAATGACTTCGCCAGATGCCCATTGTGTTAAACCTTGCAATTCAGATCTTTCATCTATTTGAAATATGGCCGCCTGAGTATATGTAAAGCTATCGTTTTTTGCAGAATGAAAACCAGTGTTCGAACTGTATGTATTTGCAAAATCTTTAAATGGAGTCTGATTAACTAAGTCATTACCAAAACTAATAGCACCGGCTTCTACATTTGAAATATCAACAATACTAATTTCAAGCCCATCAGTTTCGCGATATGATATTCTATTAGTTCGCGGAAAACCTACACTGCGTTTTACATTAGCATATTGTTTTTGACTTCCGTCATCAACAATTGCGTATGTATTTGCTACACTATAATAACTATATCTTTGTTCTGCTATATCTTCGTGTTGATATAATACATCACCAGCATTTAAATTTCCGCCAGTATATTCAATTGTAAAAGTATCACCCCATGCAATAATATTTGCTTGTGCTTTTACATCTGTGATAGCAGCCGCATTACTATCAATGTTTATTGTCAGATCTGTGTTTGCACCGCCTGTACCAGCTGAATCTGTCGATGTATAGAATTCTGTGACAGTATTACCGAATAATTCAATATTATTATTCGAATCTAAAATAATATCACCATTCGCATCGATATAATCTGCTTCAATATAATTAATTACCATTGTATTAGAAGTAGAGTTTTTTTCTACAATTTTTGCTTCAAATAAAGGTGTTGGATAGGTTGATGGATCATTATTCTCATATGCATATATTTTTGTACCAATACTCAATTGGAATGCTGTTTCAGTATTAACAGAATTTGGATCTAAGTCGATAAGAGCCAAGTCTTGTGTAACTAATTGAAATTGTCTTTCTAAATCTGTATGATAAAAATAATCTGTGTCTTCAAATGTTATATTATCAAATCTGAATGATCTTTCTGAACCAATAATTTGTGCTTCGTTAGAATATCCCCAACCACCGTCGATAAGTTTAAATTCTACGATACCTACATAGTCAGTGGTTTGTTTTACGAAGGCTCTTGCTTTCTTTCCTCGACCATCTACAACATATACCTGTTCACCTACATCAAATCCGCCACTAGAAGTTAAAATCTCAAAGCTTGTAAGTGAGCCATTTATTCGAGCTGTTACATTATTATCACCTAAATTTCGAGTGATAACATTTTCTGCTGTTTGAAAATCTCCATTTAAACCAGATAGATATAAAACTTCTATCATTTGCGAGCCTTTTTTTACTCGCACTAATCTTTCTACAAAAGCCGTCGCACCGGAGATTGCTCCAAATACTTGCTGT